GCCTTTGCCGAGGACTTCAAGTTCGACGGCATCGACGACAGCACCCTCTACGTCCAGGCTTTTGAGAACCTGACCGGTTCCGCCCCCCGCGAAGACGCCGAACCCGCCTACATCCAAGGCGTGGTCGAAGGTGTACTCGCAGCTCGGGCCGATGCCGAGGACGAAGAAGGCGAAGACGCCCCCGAAGGTGAAGAACCCGCGGAAGGCGACGAAACCCACGAGGACGCCGCTGACGACCGCACTGACAGCACTGTCGCCTTGCGTGACGCACTGAAAGGTGCCGGCCGCTCTGCTTCCGCTGACCCCGTTACTGCTTATCGCAGCAAGACGGCCGATGCCTGGAAGCGTCCCCTCACCGCCACCAAGTAAGGAGTACCTTCCATGGCCGTTTCTTTCACCCCCACCACCGTCAACAACCCTGTCGGTGCCCAAGGCAGCTACCCCCTGGAGCTGACCGTTGGTCACGAAGGCATGATTGCTGACCTGCAGGCCTACGTGTCCCGCAGCTACTACAACCAGTCCGACGTTGCGATCCCCTTCGGCTCGCTGGTCGCCACTGACAACTCGCCCACGAGCAACGACCCCTTCGCTGTCCTGCTGGCTCCCAGCGGCACCGGCGTCGTCGGTCTTGCTGTCGACAGCTTCACTTTCGAGGGCGTCCCCGGTGCCAACGGCTCCTACACCCCGAACCCCACCAACATCATTGGTGATGGCTCCCTCCGCGCGGGTTACCCCAACGGACAAGCCATGAACGTCGTCTCCAAAGGCGTCGTCTGGGTGTATAGCACCGCCGCCATCGCCCTCGGTGATGCCGTGCGCTTCTTCGGTGTCGACCACTCCGCCACGGTCACCGGCGCTTACGTCGGTCGTTTCACCAAAACCGCAGTCGCTAACAAAACGTTTGCCCTGACCGGCGGCGCTCGTTGGCTGTCTGAAACCAGCGGCGCTGGCCTGGTTCTCCTGGAGATTGACATCCCTGGGGTCACCTTCACCGCCGATACCTGATCACGGAGCCATTACCAATGACCACTGAAATCCGTAACGACCAGGTCGGCGTCTTCCTAGCCCGCGAGCTGGAGACAATCCTCGCCCGCGCCTTCGAGGTCGAATACGCCGACATCAAGTACAGCACCGTTATCCCCGTCTCCACCGAGGTCGGTACCGGCGCTGACTCCTTCACCTACCGAGTCTTCGACAAGCAAGGCTCTATGAAGGTGATTGGCGACAAAGCCCAAGACCTGCCCCGCGCTGACGTGCTCCGCAAGGAAGTCACCCACCCGGTTCGCAGCCTCGGTGCTTCGTTCGCCTACACCGTTCAGGAGACCCGTGCCGCCTCGATGGTGCCCGGCATGAACCTCGAGCAGCGCCGTGCTAACGCCGTGCGCCGCGCCTACGAGGAGAAAGTGCAGGAAATCGCCTACTTCGGCGATGCCCCCTCTGGCATGAAGGGCTTCTTCAACAACAACCAGGTGGACAAGCTGGTGCCGGACCACTGGTTCGACACCGTGGACATCACCACCGACGAGATGCTGCAACTGCTCAACGAGCCCGCCACGCGGCTCGTGCAGAACAGCAACATGAAGGAGATGCCCAACACCATGTTGGTGCCCTACAACGTGTACCGCATCATCTCCACCACCCCGCGCAGCAGCACCTCCGACACCACGGTGATGGAGTTCTTCCTGCGCACCAACCCGATGATCACCGCCATCGAGCCCATCAACGAGCTCGAGGCTTCCAAGTCCGGCGGCGCCCTGTCTAAGGACCGGATCATCACCTACGACCGCAGCCCCGACAAGCTGCAGCTCCACGTGCCCCAGCCTCTCGAGTTCCTGCCGCCCCTGCGTCAGGCCCTTGAGTTCTCCGTTGCAGCTCACGCTCGCATCGGTGGCCTTGCGCTCTACTACCCCAAGAGCGCCCTCGTGCTCGAAAAGGCCTGATTCAGGTCTGCAGCACTGCGCTTGCTCTGTTGGCTCCTTCACTTTTCCGATCATGATCCTCGTTTACCGCCCCGAACTCGAAAGTCCTCCCATGGACAAAGAGTGCACGATTGGTTTCTCCTTTGTGCAAACCAAGGGGCAGCCCGAAAACATCCAAGTGGAAGCCGGTGTCAACCGTGACTTCCCCGAGGACGTTTGGGAAAAAATCGAGAACTACGACGTCGTTAAGAATCTGCTCAAACTCGGCGCCTTGCGCGTCGAAACCGAGCAGAACCTTGTCCAGGACTCGTCCTACGCGGCTGTCGACAGCATCGCCGACATGCCAGTCACCCAGGCCATGCGCCTGGTTGAGGACAGCTTTGACGTCGCCCAGCTTCAACGCTGGGAGAACGGTGAGCAGCGTATTCGCGTACGCAACGCCATCAGCAAGCGCATTTCCGCGATCACAGAGGGTAATGGCTAATGGCTGTCCCCACCTCTAACGAGTTTCTAAATCGCTTCCCCGAGTTCGGTGAGCTTTCCCTCCCCGTAGTCGAGCGTGCACTCTTAGAGGCCGGCCGATTCACACCGGCTGTCCAGTGGGGCACCATCCACACCGAGGCCGTCAGTAACTTGACGGCTCACATCCTCTCTACTCGCATCATGCAGGTAGGCCTACAAGTTGGTAGCCAGTCTGGACAGCCCTTGGGCACCGGTCTCAACGCCAGCCTGTACGGCCAGGAGTACGAGCGCCTTAAAGGCTCGCTTCCACTCTCTGGGTTTGCTCTGTAACTATGGCTGTCCCCGCCGCCACGATCGCCAGCTACGCCCCTTGGGGTAACGCCGAGCTCGCGTTCGAGGTTGGGGACACCACGTTCACAGTCGATCCAACTACCGGAAACGCTGTCCAGAAGCGCAGCGTTGTCGAATACCTAGCCGCTCTCAGCCTCCAAGCTCCTGCTTGGACACCGCAGAGCGGCGTCGACAACACCTTCTACACCTGCAAGGGGCGCCTCCTTAGCCCGGCCCGCCTAGATCCCCGGATCACCAACGGCAGCCAAGCCGAGGCCGTGATCAACGGCTATCGCGGCCGTTTTGAGCTCGTATTCGAACTCAACATGGATCGCGCTGCCTACATCGACATCCGTCAGTCCATCCAAGGCACATTCCGCGTCATCGGAGGACCTGACCATGGCTAGGCGCCCCCTCGACCAACAACTGAAAGCCGCTACCGCGAAAGCGACCCAGCAACTCTCTCGTTGGCTCGATACTCGCTTCACCGCGGAAATTTCCGCCGTGAAGTGGGAGTACCCCACCCCGCCTCCTGTGCGGGACATCGTCGACACCGGCCGCCTCCGCGCCAGCCAGACACGCACCGTCAATTCCGATGGCAGCGTTACTTTCACCTGGCCCGTGGAATACGCCGCCGAAGTCCACGAGGGCGGCGTAGCCATCTCTGGCCAACGCTTCCCCGGTCGTCCCTGGACCAAAGCCCCCCTTAAAGAGGCCGCAGCCCAGTACAGCCAACTGCTGACCAACGCCCTCCGCGCTGAGCAGCAATGACGATCTCGACCGCCTGTCCAGCCGTTCTTCACCTGCGAACGACCATCGAGCGCCACATCCTCGACCTCTACGAGGCCAACGGAACCACGCTCCGCCCCGAGGCCAATTGGCCCGGCTACTACACGATGCCTGCCGGCGACCGCATCCCCGCGGTCTACGTCGTTGGTGAATCCCAAGTCCCCTCGGACTGGGTCGTCACCGGCATCGAGTGCACCATCACAGACGTCCCCGAGATCGTCTCCCCCGGCTCCGTAGGAGCCATTTTGTCCTTCGAGCGCTGGCCTGTTCGTTTCACGAACTTCGGCAACCGCAAGGGCACCCGCATGCCCACTTCCCTGCTGGACATCAGCAGGCGGTTGGCACGCACATTTCCCCGGGACAGTGCCACCTACATGCCCCGGACTGAGGCCACCTACGAGGCCTTGACGGTCTCCATCTTTGGTGCCGTTTTGAACCCACCGATCCCCTAAGGAGTCACCACAATGGCCGACTATGCCATCGGGCTCTCGTTCCACAAAGCTCACCGGACCCTAGTCCGCGCCGTGGATCTGACCCCTCCCTGCCGCTACTTCGCCACCCGCGACAGCGCAGGCATGATCACGCTGCCCACCCTCGACACAGGCTCTGTCTATGTCGAGATGCAGGGTATCACCAACACCACCTTCGCCATCAACGACAACAACCAGGAGTTCCGCCTCCTGGGTGACGACGGCTGGGGCGACTCGGTGATCACCGGCGCCACCGTGCAAGCCTCGGTAACCGCCTACTTCCTTAAGAACACCGAGCTGCCTGCTGGCCGCGAGTGCCCCCAGTTCGTCGGAAACTACGACGAGGGTTTCTCCCTCATCGAAAAAGCCCGCTACAACAAGGATTACGAAATCTACGTCGAATTCCTCAAGGAGCTCGGCCAAACAGGCGGCACCACCGGCAACTTCGTGTATGACTTCACCGGCTTCAACGCCGTTGTGATGAATTACAACGAAAATCTGACAGCCGAAGGCCTCACCGAGGTCTCCTTCGACCTGATGTCCCGCGGTCGCCCGATCTTCGGTCGCTACGACTCCGGTTCCACCGGTCTGTCCTTCGGCGGCGTCCAGTCCAGCCTCCTGTTCACCGCAGCAGGCTCGGGTACCCGCCGTTACGCCACGCTTCCCGCCGCCAACGCGGACTCGGTCGCTGTGGGCAACAACATCACGGTCACCTACACCAGCGATGGCACCGCTGCCCTGGCCCAACTGTCCCTCGGCCAGACTGACGGTGGTGGTTTCCGCCTCGAAGTGGCATCCACCGGTGCGCGCGTTCCTGCCACCGTCACCCTGGGTGGCGTCGGCACCAACGTGGTCACCATCAACCCCGACGCCAACCTGACTGCTGCAACCATCTACCGCCTTGTGGTGGCTGACGGTGCCATTAAGCAGGCTCTCGACGGCAGTGGCGCCCCTTCCGCCACCGGCGTCCGGTTCCCCATGCAGGGCTTCCAATCGCTCTTTAAGACAGCCTGACCGTCAGACTGACAAGGAGCCAACATTCCCGGCCCCGCTCTGCGGGGCTTTTTTGTAGCCATGCAGCACGACATCTTGATGGACGCAGCCCACATGATCTACGCCATCAATT